ACCAATCACAGTTCCAATCTGTTTCCGCAATAGTTCCACATCATCACTGTCAGGTGCAGTGGACCTGACAAGATGCCAGCAGGCAAGCAGGGCACATGACATCACAATCCAGTAGTCATACTGGACACCACTGGTCTTGCCCTGTTTGGTCTTGGGAATGGGTCTGGGAATCCTACTGTCAAGGATGCTTTCAAGCATTTCAGATGCATGGGCAATGGCAGCAGTCTTGGCTGCTGCTGAATCCTTGGGGCTTGACTGAATCTTCCAACTGTTGTCAGTGGGATCATCACTGGAAGCAAAAAGAATATAGAGGGTGTCTTCTGCTGCCACATAAACCCAATCATAGTCACTGGACAGGGCTGCAACATTAGCAACAGGGGCACCCTGATCTTCACCATTCAGGAACAGGGTTGTCACAGTTCCACTGTCATGCAGCTTGAAGGTGTTCCCATCATGCTGAACAAACTTGTAGTCATCCAGGGTGATCTTCAGGTCATAGTCATCAATTCTGTTGAAGTGTTCCTGAAGGTCTGCCGCGGCACAATATGTTGCTGAAGACATGATTGATCCCCTTTAGTATAGCCAGACAACCCCTGCAGGCTTGTCAGGGTCATCATCCACATGAATGAAGGTTTTTGCAATTCCTATTCTGGTGAATCCTGCCTTCAGGAGTGCATGAAGAATGGCAAACCTTTCCTGGGAAGTGTCAGCATTGTCAATGTCTGCAGCATGACCCTTGACATGGGCACTGCTGTCAACCCCACCAATCTGCCTGTTGTGTTCCCTGCACCTGACACCACTGCTGATCTTGAAGGGAATGCCTGCTTCATCCCTGGCTGCTTGAAGCCTTCCCACCAGGGATGACTTGACCCCTGCTGACCTGCAGCCACAGGGGCACATGAATTCAGACCTGCTGAAGTTGGTGGTCAGATCACCCATCATTCAGTTCCTTGATCAGTGCCTTTCTGACATCCACCCAGACAGCATTGTCAATGCCAGTCTTGGTGCTTTCAACCAGCTTGTCACCCAGATAGATGACAACCTTGATGATTGCGCGCTTTGTCAGCAGGGCATTCACCAGCACCCTGAACACTGCATTCCAGGCTGTCCTGGTCCCAGGCAGGAAGAAGGACACCAGTGCTGCCACTGCTGCAGAAACCCATTGCCAGTTGTTGATGATGAATTCAGTCATGGTGCTTCCCCTTTATGGTAGCTTTTGCAGGATGGTCTTGATGTCTTCCTTGATGGTCTTGATGTCATCCCTGACACCCTGCATGTTGTCCTTGTTGGCAGTGTCTTGGTCAGATGCATGTTGGGCAAGTAGGTTGATGTCATTTGAATTGGCTTTGATTGCATCCCACATTGCTGGATGCTCACCAGTTTCTGCACTGACAACCTGTTCCAGTTCATTCAGCCTGTGGGCATTGACTTGGAAGTTGCCCAAGGCAGTGCTGATGATTGTGATGAACAAAACAATAGTCTTGACATCCAGGTTCTTCTTCATCCAGTCTGTCACAATCCCCCCCATTCCATGCTTGACACAAGCAGGGCACAGGCAACAGTGCCCAGGATGTCACCCAGGCTGTCCCATGCCCATCTTTGAATTGACCCATAAACCCTGGCAGGGTTCCCACCAGTTTCAATAAAGAATTCAATGACTTCCCAAAAGACTGCACCCACTGTGATCAGGGCAGCAGTTTCCCAAGGACCAAACCAGATCAGCAAGATTCTTGCCAGAACCCCACCCCCCAGAATATGGAACCAGACCCACTGGTTCAGACAGAACCCATACTTGATCAGGGGAATGCTGAACAGTGTGCCAGTCAATGACTTCATGGTCTTATTTTGCCTGCTTGGGTGCAGGTTCAGGCACCAGCCTGAACCCCCTGATCATGTTACCAGGACCATGACCCACAAGCACCTTCTTCTTGTTGATTGTGCAGGACAGTTCCCCAGTGGCGGGGTTCCTGGTCACCTGCCTGATCTGTCCGTCTGGGCACTGCACCTTCATCATTTCACCTTCTTGAATGACTTGCCTTCCTGCTTCTTCAGGTCTGCAAAGTATTCCTTGAATTCAATGATTGCCTTCAGCCTGTCCTGCTTTGCCCCAGGCATGAAGGGAATTGCTGCAGCCATGTCACAGATGTAGTCAATGACTTCATCATCAGCAGTAAGACCTTCAGCATCTAGGACTTCCTGCACCTTCAGTGCAAGCTTGATGTCCTTCACACCTTCCAGGGGGTGCTTCTGCCCCCACATGGGGCTTTTCATGAAATCCTGCAGGGTTGCCTTCCAACTGAAGGCTTCACCTTCATCAAATTCCACTCGCTTGAATTCCACTGTTTTCATTGTGTTTCCCTTTTCTTTTCCCTGACAATACCCCTATCAAGCACATGATCCAGGGGGTGCATGTGCCCTGTGACTTTCTGATCAGGGGTGTGATGTTTCTTGCATTCAGCAAGGTATGCTGATTCACATTCATTAAAGCTGTCAGACTGCTTGACCAGCTTGCCATTCAAAAGGGTGAAGTATTTCTTGCTGACCCCATTGTCCCTGACAAACTGGCTCCTTCTGTTGTTCAGATGAATCTGAATATCATGACCTGCTGAACATTTACGAATAAGCATAATGCACCCTAGCTGGTTGCCAGGAATCCAAACCCTTCAAGGTCTGCAAGCAGGGTGTTGAATTTGGTGATCATGTCTTCAAGGATGGTGTTACTGCCAGCATCCCCAGTATTCAATGACCCACTTGTCACATCAGCAATGTGTGCCTGCTGTGCTTGGGGTTCACCACCACCCATTGAAAAGCCACCATCAAACCTAACATCACCAGCATCAACAAAGATGGAGTAAGGGCCATTGGTGACTGTTCCAGCAAAGGTAGGCGCATCATCAATGTACAGTGATGCCAGATTTGTAACTGTAGCACCGCTATTCACAACAGTAGTTCCATCCACCCGTATGTTTGCAATGACGGCGTGTGTACCTGATGCATGTGTTGTGTAAACAGGGGCAGACCTTAAGCCCATTGCGCTCCCGTTCTCACCAATTGTGTATGAGTACCCCATATTGATACCGATTGCGGCACTTGGCTCAGTATCAATTCCGATCACATCATTCAGCCTGACCCCTGCTGTTCCACCATCAAGGGTGAGAAGTCCTGCGTCTGTGATGATTGTGCCTGCTCCATTTGACTTCAGCCTTCTTAACTGGTCAAAGGTCCATGCCAGTGTTTCTGTGTCCGAAACCAAGGTGTAAACTTTAAGCTGTCCACCATCAGTCCCACCCTTGGCAGCAACCAATGATGCCCTTGCCTTTGTGTTGGCATCATTAGATGTGACCTTGAAGTCAATTCTTGAAAGATCACCTGCATCTGTTCCAGTATTCTGAATTGTCAGGGTGGGGTCAGATGCACTACTGACAAGCGATACATCCCCACCAAAGGTTGCACTTCCATCATTAGCAAGGTTCAGGGCGGTGGTCCATGTGATAGCAGAATCAGCAGCAGCAGAGCCAGCAACGCGAAAGGTATGTGAGCCATCAGTTATATAATAAAGTCCCGCTTCCTGCGCGGCAATTCGTTTTGAATTGCTTGTGACTGATGAACCATCTACATAAACATTTGACCCAAGTGCTGTGAAGTCGGTTGTCGTAGTCGCAAATAATGAGCCTTCATGTCCAATCTGAAGTGCTGTGAAACTGGTATGCCACGCCGCAAGAGAACTATTCCCAAGCCCCATCATCAGGGCTTTGGCGGCTCCACCTTCAAAGCGGGCTACTTCAGTGCCTGTAATAGTGGTTGCATCATCAGCAGCATAGATTTGAGTAACAGTGGCAGCATTCATCAAAGGCGTGCCACCACCAATGGCGATTGAATTTGTTTGCTGTACTGCACCAGTGCCCAGTGATTGTGCATATATTACAGCACTTGGCTTCTCGCCATTGAGATAACCTGGAATAGCAAACCGCATTGCCTTTGCAGTTTCATCAGTTCGCGTTTTATTGCTTCCATCCGCACCTGCCAGAATAGTGATTGTGCCACCACATAGGTCTAGCATCCCATAGGCTTCAACCTGTTCATTGGTGGTGTCCACAATGAAGATGTCACCACCATCACTGTCCTTCCTGACAAGGAAGGCTTCAGGATCAGTGTTGTCAATGGTCATGGTCCCCTGGACCACTTCATCAACCTGAATCTCACTGCTGCCCTGGATTTCCAGGTCACCTGTGACAGTCAGGTTGCCTGTGATCGTCTGATCCCCTGGTCCAAAGTAGACCCTGATTGCAGTGTCACCACTGGCATCTTCCACAAACTTCTGATATTCCCTGTCGATGACAGAATGGGGCATTGTCATGATGTCACCACCACTTTCACTGAATCATGTTCATTGTTCTTTGCATGTTCCATCTGAACCCTTGACAGTCTTTTCCCTGTCACTGGGTCAGTTGGTGTGGCACCAGACCCTGCAGCCTGCTGCACAATCTTCAAGCATGTTTCCCCTGCAGTGCTTTCAGTGAAGTTTTCTTTTTTGAAGTTGCCCATTGTCAGTCATCCTTTCAGGAATCAGGGGGGGGTGCCCCCCCCATTGATCCTATTTGGCAGCAGCCTTGGGTGCAGGCTTCTTCTTGGGCGGGTAGCCAAGCTTGAATCCCTTCTGTGTCAGGGCATTGATCACATTATGTGCAGGCACCTTGGCAGGCTGTCCATCAGCCCTGGTCATGTGGACCAGTGTGTCAGGGTCGGGATAGTGGTAAGACTTGTCTTCCCAATTGAAGCGAACCCCACCCATCTGCTGAATCTTTCCAGGTTTCATGTCACATGCCTTCTTTCAGTTGTGTGCCAGGGCAGGTGGCATGTGGGAAACACAACCACCCACCCCAACACAGTGTTCAGTTAGTCAGTGTTGCAAGCAAAGTAGACACCCCAGGCATCCACCAGTTCAACCTGTTTCCAGCGACCTGTGGCAACAATTTCCATACCACGCAGGGAAGCATTGGATTCTTCTTCCACGTCCATCAGGTCTTTGGTGTGCAGACCAATGGCATTGCGGGTCCAGATGCCGTTGGCAGCAACATCACTGCTACCGACATCTTCAGCAATTTCATTGCTGATCAGGGCAGGCATCCCAAACTGGGTGTCAACCATGCCCATTTCAACCCACTTCTGGGCAACACTGCCTGCATTGATTGCTGTGGTGTTGGCCAGCAGGGACCGCAGGCCCTTTGCCCCAAAGTAGGACTTGGGTGACAGGCCAGCAAACAGGGCAGTCAGGTCACCATTGGCAGCCTTGATCTGTCTGATTGCGTCATACCAGTGGTCAACTGTCATGGTGGTAGCAGCACCACAGACTGTCTGGGACAGACTGGGGAACAGACCAACAATGTCATCTTCCAGCTTTGCCATCATGGCACTGGCAAACAGGGTGCTGATCTGGTTGACCACATCAGACCTGGACCCCTGGACAGCCATTTTGGTGGCAACTGCCATGATGACATGCTCCTCAAGGGCAGCAGCAGTGGCAGCATTGGTGATCTGTTTGTTGGTGCTGTGGTCTGTTCCTTCTGCAACCTGGGTCACATCACTGGATGCAACTTCACCAAAGACAGTGAAGTCAAAGGTGCTGCCAGGGATTCCCACTGTGTCTACATGGCGCACAGCTTCCAGAAGTCCTGCATTGTCCTGCAGGAGCATGATTGCTTCACCCTGGATGTCATCTACTAATCCAGCAAGTGAAGTGGTCGTTGATTCATTGGACATGATTCAACCTTTCATTCAGTGCAGCCCAGTCATGGGGGTCAGCCATTGCGCCTGTGTTTATTCGGCCAAAGCTTCCTATAAAGGTCAGGGTTTAGTCGGGCAATGTTTGCCTTGGACCCATACTTCTTCAGGGCAGCTTGTTCATTGGCATCAACTTCCCTTCCCCCTGGTTTTGAATCATCAGGGGCAGGGGCTGCTGGTTTGACAATTGTTGACGCGACTGTCTGCAGTGTCTTGGTGTCAAAGTCTGCATATGGTTTTGCAGCATCTTCACCCAGGGCATCAGCAATCTTGTTCAGGGCTTCACTTCTGATGCCCTGTTCAAGTGCATCATATTGTTCAGCCTTGGGGGTCAGTTCAGCCACCTTTTGTGTCAGGGCTTCATTGACCTTGGCAAGTTCACCATCTTCCTGCAGTTTCTTCAATCGCGCCTGTTCCAGTGCATCCTGTTGTTCCTTCAGCTTGGCTTCTGCAGCTTCAGCCCTGGCAAGGGCTTCATTTTTCTTCTGGCTGATTTCAGACAACCGCTTTTTTGCCCAGTCAGGTGCATCATCAGGGATGTTGTCACCACCACCATCGGGTGGGGGTGTTTCAGCAGGGGGCTTGTCCCCACCACCATCATTGTCTGGACTTAGGAAAAGGAATGCATGTTCTTTCAACATCATTGAACCCCTTTTGTGGGTGGTTCAGCAACTTCACAGGGCATCCTTGAAACAGAATGCACCTTGAAGACTTGCTGATCAGGGAAGGTTTTGATCACTTGTTCTGCAGCAATGACTGACCGTTTCTTCCCTGGTGTTAAGGTCAAGCTTGCTGCTCCATTGACAGGGGTTGTCCCTTTGACATGGTGGTTCATGAAGTCCTGTGCAATGGATTGTTCATATTGAATCCCCTGGGGGAATTGAAGGCTGATGAAGTCCAGCCCAACTGTGTAAACTTTCTTATATCCCAGATGCAAAGCCAACCAAAGGGTTGCCACCCCTGACTGTCCTGTTGTGGGGTAATCATGGAAGGGGGTGCCTTCAGGCACCTTTTTGGTATAGTCGCCATTGAAAAAGAAGACGCCTGCAGCCTGTTCTTCAGGGGTGAAGTGATAGTGCCTGTGATAGTGGCTGGTCATGATGACAACCTTGCCAGGGTGCTTGATCATTTCAGCCTGGACCCTGGGTGACCTTTCAAGGGCACAGGCACACAAGGCACCATATTTCAAAGTGTGGACACAGATGATGTCACCATCAAAGTTGTCCCAGTCATTCCAGATGAAGGTGGTGGGTGCAGGTGGATGAAGGGCAGCAAGCCCCTGGTCAACACACTGCTGCTGATCAAGTTCAGTCCTGCCTATCACAAGGCACTGGTCTGAAGTTCTGCTGATCATGCCCGAAAGATCAGACCTTGCCAGTGATGAAAGCAATCAATTCTTCCTTGGTGGTGAAGACCTGTTCTTCAGTCTTCATGTGCCCCAGGTCATTGCCCTTTGGGGGGTTCCAGATCGTGACCAGCCAGCCACCACCCACCTTCTTAATTGTCAGCTCCATCTTACTTCCCCATTTTGATTGTCAGCTTTTTGCCTGAAGCATGTTTCTTGATGTTCAAGGCAATCTGCCTGTTCATTCTTCCCATTGCAGAAGCAAGCACATTGTCAGACACAGGCTTTGACTTCAGTGTCACTGCCCTGCCCCTGTCTGCATTGCCAATAATCTTCCCTGATTCAGATGCTGTCCAGCCTATCCAGACCTTTGACCTTGTTGCCCTTCTGGGCTGCAGGTCTTGCATCATGTCACCAGTCAGCACAAGGTTTGCCCTGTTGCTGACTTCTGATTGTCTTCTAAACTTCCCTGCTGCCTTCCTGCTGGCATATCTGGGGGAAAGGGGCTTGAACTTTTTACCCAACACGTCCACCCCATTAGTCATGGTTTCATCCCTGATCATGTCTGACATATGGTTGCCAAGCTTGATCATGAAAGGCTTGCCCAGATTGACAATCTTTTGGCCCTGCAGAAACATCACAGACCTGCCTGTTCCTGAAGGGTTTGGGGTTTGTAGGTTCCGGCATCCTTCTTCTGCTGGATGATTGCACCAGCCTTCACAGGATCATTGAACTTCTGTGAAAGGTCCGTCTGCACTGCCCACCTGTGCCTGCAGTTGAACCCACCACCATCAAGGAAGGCACCTGGGAACCTTTCATCAATCTGCTTCCTGGTCAGGGGTCCAGCATTCAGCATGGCAAGACAGACATCCCTGGTCTTTTCATCAGTTTTGCCAATGTAAAGATATTTTGTGTCTTCAGGCAGTGCTTCAGACATGACTGCATTCACCTGCCGGCTGAATGTCTTCAGGGCAGTATCAACCAAAGTCTTGACCTGTCCACCAGTCAGGGTCTTCCCTGCTGCTGCCTGCACTGATTTGGCAAGCTTGTTCTTGGGCACACCTGCCAGCACTGCCTTCACCAGTTCCCCCTTCAGTGTCCCTGACATCCTGGGCACCAACTGCATGAAGGTTGCCTGATTCACTTCAATCAGGGACTGAATCACCTGGGGGGTGATGGGTGCAACGGTTTCAATGTTTTGTAGAATGGCAAGCTGTGCAGCCCTTAGTGCTTCCAGGTCACCCCTAAACCCCAGGGTGTCAAGGATCAGACTGTCCATGTCAAGCTGGTTGATGAAGATGACCATGTTGCTTGCCTTGGTTCCAGTGAAGTTGTCAACAACCCACTGCCCCACAGCAAGGGTCACCCGTTCAACTGCCCTGAACAGGTTGTCTGATGCTGATGCTGGCAAGTTAGGCATTCCTGACAAACCCCTTCAGGATCACATGGGTTCCTTCCCCACAGTGCCTGCACTTTGACCAGGACAGCAGCCTTCCTGATCCTGACACTTTGGGTGCCTTGAAATCATTGCCCTTCCCACAGTTGATGCAGAAGACCCTGATGCCCTGCTTGGACTGCACAAAGGTTCCAGGTGCCCTGTGTCCAGGCATTGCAGCCCATTCCCTGATGACTGCATCCTGCTTCTGGTAGTTGTAGCTGTGGAACCTGGCATCTTTGGAAAGTCCCTTTTCAATGCCTTCCTGCATGTTCCTGATTTTTGCAGCCTTCATTGCCTGATTCCTGGCATGCAATGATTCAAGGTGATCATCAATGTTCACCCTGTCCAAGATGATTGCAGCAGACTTGTTCATTCCAGTTCCCCCTGGGGCTGCTGGTTCAGAGCATTTGCAATGGCTTGTTCACCTGCTGTCATGGGGGTGCCAGCCTGCTTGAATTCAGCAGACTTCTGCAGGTTTTCCCTGATGTGTTCTTCAGCCTGCATCAGTGGGGTGATGTCATTGTCAGGATCACCAGGGAAGGCATCTGGGTTGCTTTCCAGCAGTTCCTGTGCATATGTGGACCACCCATTCTGGACCTTCCATTCTGCCTGTTCACGTTTTTCCTGGGCAGTCTGCACCTGTTCAGTCTCATGAAAATCAAGCTCCATCCCATCAGGCAGGGACTTTCTGAAGTGATATTTGACTTGTGCTTGTCTGATCTTGTATAAGTCCCTGTGAATCATGCGCCAGTTTTCCAGGGTGCCTGCCCTGTTTTCCATCAGTTCCTGGTTCCTGATATTCAGTGCCAGTCCAGATTCAGGGGCAACCCCCTGCACAAACTTGGCATCAAGCCCATAGTTCTGGGCAATGCTGGCATAAAGAAATTCAACCCCTGTGATGGTGTCTGCCACATGGCTGCTGATTCCCACTGCACCCATCTTCACCCCTGGGGGCAATTCAGTGAAGGCATCCTGACTGATGGTGATGTCACCTGCATTCTTGACCCCTTCAAGGTAAAGGTAATCAAAGTTTTGGAATCTGATGTTGGCATTCATTTCAGTCAAAGCAAGGTTGATGGACAGGTTGGTTTCAATGATGTCCATGCAGGGCATGAAGTTCATGAAGGCTTCTTCAGGGGGGGCACCTTCAGCAAAGCAGAAGATGCCAGGGAGCATCCCATATGGGTTCTTTCCCTGTAGGGGGTCTTCACGTTCAAGGACTTCACCACCCTTCAGATACAAGAACTGTTCATCAGCAGACCAGAATGCCCAGACTTCCCCTTCAGTGCTGGTCACTTCACTGGATGCCTGGACAGGGTAAGTCACAGCAACAGGCTGCATGGGGTCACCATCAAAGATGGGCACAAAGTCCCTGATGATGTCCAGTTCAAGCCTGCCATTCCTGAAAGTGCTTTTCAGGAAGATACCTTTCAGCAGGTTCAGCATCCTTTCAGCCCTGGGCAGCTTCACCCCATCCATGACAGTGGCTTGCCTGTAGACCTTTACCGCTTCTTCATTGGCATCATCTGGGAAGATTGCATTAGGCTTCACCTTGTGGACAAGGCTGATCCTTTTGATGATCCTTTGTGTGATGTTGTTGTTTGCAAAGGCAATCTGATTCACAAGTTGCCGGTCAAAGTATCCCAGGGTTTCTGCTTCAGTGTTGCCTTCATAGTATTCAACTGCCCTGTTGGCACTGTCAACCCTGGCATCAGCTTCAGCCTGTTGTGCCTGCATCTGTGCATGCTGCATCCATCCAAGTGCTTGGTCAGACAGTGGCATCATGACACCCCTATTGTATAGAATGAAAGTGGTCTGAATGTTAGTTCAGTGGTCATCAGACAAGTTGAAGCAAAAAAAAGGGCTTGACAACCACAAACTGATTGGAAGAAAGGGTCTGAATGTCACACAGGGATTAGGTCAGATTTGCATTCCTTTCTGACCCACATGCAGTGAATATGAACACATCTGCAATTCTATCTTCCATATCTGGAAACCCCCCTGAATTCTTGTTCATTTATTTCATCACCATGCCTGCTGGCTTGCCCATAGCGGAAACCATCAGAACTGTGTTCCACCCCATTCTTGTCAATCCCATCACCCTTCCTGATTGTCTGTTCCAGGGACATGACAAGGGTGGGGCATCCAGGTTGCCAGAAGTGGACATGATGACTGCCATTGTCAGACCAGTCATGCAGCCTGAAGGCACAGACTTCCAGTGACAGCCTGTGGGAAGGGTTGGCTTCATTGGTCATATCAGTGACTTCCCAACCCCATTCCCTTGCCATTCTTTTCATGACATCATAGTCTGATTCAAAACCCCTGGTACTGCCAAAGCTACCACTGAAATCACCATATAGGATCAGGGACTTGTTTGCATGGTTGGCAAACCTTTCAAGGAATTCCTGCATGTGGGCTGCAGTGGTGGTCCTTTCATCACTGACCACTTCCCCAAAATAATAGTCTTCCCCATGCACATCATGCAGCAGGTTCCAGCACATGGGGTGAATGTTGAAGTCACATTCCATGCTGATGGGCAAGCCTGGGTCATATGGGTCTTGATCAAGCCCCTGGACCTGGATGTCAAAGTCAGGGAATGCCCTGCCCCTGACTGATGCTACATAGCTGATGTCCAGGTTGCTGGCAACATCTGACTTGCTTCTGGTCCTGACCTGTTCATCATACCATGCTTGATCCTTCAGGGGGTGCAGCTTCCACAGCAGGGTGATGACCCTGATGAAACCATGTTCCTGATTCCTTAACCTGTAGTGGTGGTTGTTCTTCCCCCAGGCAGAACTGACTGCAATCTTGCAGGATGTGGTGTCAGATGCTGATTCCCAGGCTGCTTCATCAGTGTGTTCCCACTTGGCAAATTCATCAAACAGTGCAGCCTTGAACCTTCCTGATGTTCCAAAGTTCACATTGTTGGCTTCACCCATGATGACACATTCAGTGACAGGGTTGACAAGCCTGTTGTAATTGTCCCAGGGTGATGTGTGCCCCAGTTCAAACCCTGCAGGCAGCATCCAGCCTGGAAGCCTTTTCAGCAAATATCTTGCTTTCTGCATCAGGGTGGACATATCACCCAGAGCATCAACATACTGCTGCTTTCTGCTGCCAAGCAGGAAGTCATTACCTGGACCCTGGAACAACCAGAACCAGACAAAGATGCAGATGACAAGCCAACTGACCCCCATGTCCCTGGACTTTTCAATCAGCAGGTTTTCACCCTGCCTGATTGCATCCACAAGATCAAGGATGAACTGGTCTTGATAGTCAAAGGTGATGAAGGGCATGTGTGGGGAATCCCAACACAGTTCCCTGAACTTGTCACCCTTTGCATCATAGGTCCAGCAGAAGCAGTTGATGAAGAAAATGGGGTCAGCCTTGCATGCTGCAAGAATCTGTGATCTGACAGCAAGGTCATTGCCACCAGTTGTGATCAGCTTATACCTGAAGGCACCATTGCCTTCATTGCTTTTGGGCAAACCTGGCAAGCAGTGCTGCAACAGGGTCTTCACCTTTCTTCAGGTCAGGCAAGTCTTCAGGGGTCATGTTGGCATTCATGTTCAGGACAGGTGGCTTGCCAACTTCATGCTCCATCAGCAACTTCAGGCTTGTGGTGTCACCTGCAGTCAGTGCCTTTTCAATCATGTTTGCCACAATTAGCTGCCTGATGTTCCTTTGTCTTCCCACAGCATTCAATTTGATGTCAACCTTCTTCAGCTTCCCTTCATGATCCAGGGTGTCATATCTGACAAACACTGATTTTGCTTCCATGACTTCACGAATGATGTCTGCCCAGGCATTCCCCTTCTTTGCCCTGCCCTTTGGATTTCCAGATTGCCCCTTCACCCATGACCCTGATGTTGGTGATCTTTTCCTTGGGGTGTTCTTTGACTGTTTTGCAGCCTGTGGCTTCAAGGCAGCTTCCTGCTTTTCAGCAGCCTGCTTGGACTGGGCTTTTGGCTTTGAATTTGTGTTCTTCCTGGCTGGCATCATTTCACCTGTTTTGTCAGTGGTGCAAGTTAGGTGCATAACGGGGGTCATATCAACACAAAACCCCCAAAGGTACAGGAAGGGGGTTCTGTGTGCTTGGACGATTAAAAAGCAGTGATGTGCAGGGTACTGCAACCCATTATGTCAGCCCATTGGACACCCCCTTTGTGGCTGGTGTTTATTCATATTGAATGCTTTTGATATAGCGCATCATGTAGGTTTGAACCAGCTTGCCACCAACAAGCCTGGAAACACCACGTTCCATCTACAGGATAAACCACCAAACAAACGGCACGATTATCCAAAGTGGCGAAGCCTTGCCAGCGATTACGATGGCGGCCATTGCGATTATCATTGCGACCATAACGAGGTAGCCGCCTTCAATTTTCTTTTCGCTACTCATTAAACGCTTTCTCTCTGTTCATTTCATCCCCCATGCTTCTTTATGAATTCCCATTCAGCAGGCAACCATTCCTTCAAATCACTGACAACTGCTTCCATTGCATCCAGTCCCAGTGGATTGTCACCAAATATCCTGTTCTGGTTCAACAACCTGAACTTTTCAAGCAGTGCTTCAAAAGGTGGGGCAGGGACTGTGCCTGTGGGGGGGGGCACAGACATTGTTTCCCAGTACCCTGCCCAGAATGTCTGCAAATTGTTCACGCTCATGGCTGATCACATCAGCCCTTTCAGCAGCAATGGCTTCAGCCTTGATCTGGTCCCTGTGGGATGCAACTGCAAAGATGCCTTCCTTGCCTGCTGCTTCCACTATTGCCTGAATGACATGGGTGAACTGGGCATCAACCAGCCCAGACCACTTCATGAAGGGGGCGGTTTCTTGCCCTGTGTCCAGGTATTCCATGACAATCTGGTCTTCCCTGGGCACCAGTTGCCAGTTCCTGCCACCTTCAGTGCCTATGATGAATAAGCTGGTGGTCCTGGTCCAGGGTTCATGGCTGATAAATGCTTCAACCTTCATCAGAACACCTGCAGTGAATGAAGGTCATCAAACACCATTGCCAGCTTTCTGGTCTGCCTGATGTCATACATGGCTTCATGGGCTGCTTCATCATCCCAGGGAATGCCTGCCTTTTCACAGCATTCCTTCAGGGTGAATCTTTTCATGCTGCCCCTTTCATTAATCCACATCAATGCAGCCCACTGCATGACATCAATGGGGGGGAAGTAGAACCAACTGCCAACATACTGGTCACCAGCAAGGTTGAACAGTTCCCTGATGAAGTCCATGTCAAATCTGGCATTGTATGCAAAGAACTGGAATTTGTCCTTGGGGTCAAATGGGTTCACAAACCCCCTCATGACCTGCATCAGTTGCTGGTGTGCCTGTGCCACTGTCACCCTGTCTGGTGAAGTCAGGTCTTCATAGGTCAACCCGTTCACTTCCAGTGCCTTGGCATTGGTGTTCTGGTCGGGCAGGGGTCTGATCTGGATGTTGAAGTCTGTCTGTTCCACACCATCAATGATGATCATGCCTGCAATCTGAAGCAGGGCATCAGTCTGGGGGTTGGTGCCCCCTGTTTCTGTGTCAACCCAGAATTCTTTCATTGTGTTTCCCTCTCCCCCATGAAATGCAATGGGGCTTGTGTTGATCCTGCAGGGGGGGTGAAGCCTGTGAACCTTTCCTGTGGCAGTTCCCACCCCCTGGGATATTTGGCAGTGACACCCCACAGGTCAAGGATTCTGTTGATGACCCTTCTGGGGTTGATGATCAATGCCTTGTATTCAACCACCATGTCAGGCATGTTGTCAATGTGAAGCTTGGCATACCTGTCCAGTTCCTTGACCATCATCACAGGGTTCCTGGTGGGTTTCCTGCCCTTCCCTTGCCTAGCATATGCCTGAACAATCTCAACAGGGTTCCTGTGAAGGAAGACATATTTGGTGCCAATGTGGGCAAGATTGTTCACACTTGGAATGATGTGCTGCTTGTGGACTTCTTCATCATAGACCCATCTTTCCAGGGTGTCATTCCATTCAAAACAATCACCATGCCTTCTGGGCAGTTCAGTCCACCATGTGGTGAAGTCAGGGTGAATGCTTTTGTCATGATCCTTCAGCCTTCTGATGATCAGACCATTCACTCGCTGCCTTGCCTGCCAGTCAAGCAGGTCACCCAGTGCCTTCATCAATGAAGTGCTTGCAGTCTTGGGCATTGCAACAATCAGCATGTCTTGTCCTGTTTGTCCAGGTTGGTGAAGTCAATGGTCAGCACAAGCTTCCTTTCATGGACTTCATGGGTCAGGGTTGTGGCAAGCTTGGCTGCTGCATCATTGACAGCCTTTCTGATCACAGCATCAACCTTCTGCTGTGCTTCTTCCAAGATAGGCCCTGCAGCTTCATCAAGTTCATGCTTCAGCAACACAAAGAATGCTTCAATTTCACTGTCTGGAATCATTGCACACCTTCTTGTATGAATGGACACCCATGCCCACCATCAGGGTGAATGCCCCTGTATATTCTGGAAAGGTTTTCAGCCACTGCCCAAGGGTCAGGAATGCCCTGCTTCACAAGCCATGAAAAGGTTGTCCCAAATTGATAGTCATGACAGTGCCTGTGGTGCATCCAGCACAGTGGCAGCAGGTTGTCAGGGTCCAGCCCACCCTGTGACCTGTGCTTCAGGTGGTGGGGGTGGGCACCCTTGATGTTGCAGCCTGGGATGCTGCAGGGCAGGGTGCTGATCCAGTCCCTGTAGACAGCATCAATGGCAAGTATTTCAGGCATTATTTACCAATTTCTTTGCAGCTACCAAAAACTTCTGCTTCCCCATCCTATTTGGAAACCCCTTCACCTGATAAACCACAGTACTGACTTCAGTGTCAGTTAGTTCAGCCCTTTCCCTGAATTCATAGTCTACCCCATTTTCTTTGACTGTGACCCCTATGAAATAATACCCGTCATATTTGTCAAGCAGTTCAATGAAATCCTTCACACATTCCAGGTGCTGCTTCTTGACCTTGATGAATGGCATGTCAGTCCTGCATTCCTTCCTTGATGGTGGCACCTGGGAACAGGTCACCCTGTCCAGGGTTCACAGGGGTCAGCTTCCAGGCATAAACCCTGTCACCTTCATCAGACCTGAATTCTGCAAACTCTGATTTTGTCAGGGGTGCAGCCAGGGGTTTGGTGGTATTTCCACACCTTGGGCAGGCTGACATGGGGATTCCACATGTGACCCTGTGTGTGTGGTACTTCTTGCACGCAGGACAAAGCATGGCAGACAAGTTTGATATTCCCCGACTAATGGACTGATCCTTCAGCCTGAACCCAAAATATTGAACATGCACCCTGTTCAGTGCATCCCTGGTCCACCATGTGTGTGATTCCTTCAAATGCTGCATCAGCCACAAAAGCCTGTCTTCCTGCTTCCTGCAGGCAGCATCCTTTTTGGAAAGCTCATGACCTGTCAGTCCAGTGGTGTTGTGAAAGCGTGTTGCCTGGGGCATCATTCCCCCCAGGTGGTGTCAGGATCAGACACAGGGGGCAGGTAGACAATGGCACCATTGTCAATGATGACAGCCACATTCACAGCAAGGGTGTCATTCACACCCATGCCCTGCAGCTTTTCCTTCTCATTCTGCCAGGGTCCAAGGATCATGGCAAACAGGATTGCAATGCCAAAAGCCAGTTCAGGCAGGGTGAAACCTTTCTTCATTGTTGAAGCCTTTCTGGTGGGATACATTGCGTCATAGGCTTTTTTTGAAGCATCTTCTATTATTTTTTTCTGTGTCATGGCAAGACCCTTTGCCATTTCACCAGACAGCCATTGAATCATGTGGTAGCAATGTTCACATGCTTCATGTGCATCACCCATGTTTTCAATAAGACAAAATGAGAACTCGCTAGGGTCTTTATCTACAAGGTGCTGATATGATCCAGCCATCTATTCCCCCAATTCAAGTTGGTGTTCAAGAATCCAACTGTGGTGGGCGGCACCCGTCTTGACCCTGTAGTTGGGTTCATTCCGTCTGTGCAGCAAAATTTCAGTGATGATGTGACCCTTGCCCTGCTTGCCCTTTCGCCTGACCTGATCTTTGAAGTCAAACTTGTGAAACCCACACCTGTTGCCCTGAAGCTTGGTGATGGTGTCTGATTGCAGGTTGATCAGCTTGCTGGATTCTTCCAAGTTGGCTGCAAGCTTTTCATTGCTTTTGGTCAGTGAAGCATTCTTCATCCACAGAATATAGATGAAGGCCAACAGAATGATCAAAAAAGGTGTTCCCACATATGCAAAGGTGTTCATGGCATTCCTTCCTTAAATGATTGGATCAGTTCTTCTTCCCTGCTTGCCCATCCTGATGCCGCAAGGATGCAGGCAACCAGGAAGCCAAAGATTGTGCCCACACCAAAGCAGATCAGCAGCCATGTCCAGTGCAGGGTGATCATGTCAGCTTGACCCCATGCAGGTGCAGGACATCCTTGAACCTGTCCTTGAACCTTCTGGGCAGTTCATTGATGGGGGTGTCACCATACTTGGCACAGGTATGGTAGGATAGACCATGCAGCCCCAGGTGATCCTTCCTGATCCCATAGGTGCTGATGAACTGGTTGATGGTGATGTCTGTGGTGACCTGACCCCCACAGTGTTCACAGGTAGGAATTCCCTTCATGCTTCAGCCCCTTGTTTTTTGGCAACTGACTTCAGCCCCTTCAGGAATCCAGCCTTGTAGTCTGGTCCCTTGATCCTGAACAGGGCATTCATGTTGCCCTGACTGGGCATTTTGTTTGCCAGTGACATTGCTGCCCTTGCATCCATGTAGCCCAGTCTGAATTTTTGATTGGCTTGCATTGTGATCTTCCTTTTTGAATATATTACAACATTGCCCAGGGGTCAAGGACCAAAGACAAACTTTTTCAGCTTTGCCAGTCTGCCTGCTTTCCTGGCACCCTGGAAAACAAGCTTACCCTGTTCATCCACCCTTTCAATCCTGACAGGGGTGACCCCCTTCTTGACCAGCCTGTTCAGCTTGTCTTCATCATCATCAGGGTGGACCACATATTCAATGGCACTGGGCTTGAAGACTGTGAAGATTGCAGATTCCCAATATTCACCATTTGTATCAACCTGAATCCCCTTCTTGTGGGCAAGGAACACCCAAGTCTTCCCAAGCTTGAAGTCATGGGGAATGCTGGCAATCCTTCTGCTGATGCCCTGGCTGGTAGCTTCCTGGGTGAAGCTTTCGATTGAATAGAACTTTTCACCCACCCACAGAAGAAGTGCCTTGTCACCCATCAGGTGTAGCCTGTCATCCCACAATGGACACAAACCACAACCCCTGACTTCACCATCTTCAGCAAGACCAAGGCATGCCCTGTGCTTGAAAAGGGGTTCAGGATTAATCCAGGTGACCCCCCTGCTGAACTTGATGCCACCACCACAGGTGGGGCAGATGGTCAGGGGAAGGGGCAGCTTCCCACATGCAAAGGGGGCACCATCTGCAATCAGATACAAACCCCCTTCTTTTCTCCACCCACATCCCCTGATTCTGTCCTGTCTTGTTTCAATGTTCATGAATCACCCCTTGCTGAATCAATCAGGCTGTCAATTATCGCTGCAGCAGTTTCATTATCCATTGAAAACAGTGCCCTTTGCAGTGCATGAAGCTGTTCAATAAATTCACCATAGATTTCATGACTTAATTGCCTGACCACATCCTTCTTCACCTGTTCCAGGTCTTTGGGATAGCAAGTGACCAGAATAGAATATACAGCTTTGAATTCATATTCCTGCTGTGTGTCCCAGTCATATGGTGGTGCCGGTCCCCTGTTGTCCATCAGAATATGATTCATTCCCCTTGGGTCAACAGGTTTCCTTGTCCCTGTAAGTTGTTCTTTCAGTTCCTTGACAAATCTTGACATGATCTTCCTTCTTCCTTTTTCACCTGACTGACTGACTGGACCCTTGGGGGCAGTTCAGGCAGGCAGGCTGGTGACTATCTTACATGATTTTCATTTTTCATTATAATTCTGAATATGAATTTGGTTTTGATTTTAATTGGCATATGCATCTGCATGTGCATTCAGCTTGCACCTGCACCACCAGGGGCACATTCACCTGCATGGTTTGCAAGGTCTTCAGGGAATGGTTCACCTGGATGCCACCTGCACCAAGCTGCCCTTCTGTTGCTCCTGGTCATGTCCTTGACCTTTTCCTTGGCTTCAAGGGCAGTCCTGTTGATCAGCCTGCTGCTGTCTGTGGGGTGGGGTTCAAAGTAGTCCTTCAATGATTCCCAGACCAATTCAGCAGATGGTGTGATCATTGACATTCTGGAAGGGTCTGCAGGAATTGAATCTTTCTTCCAGTGATTCAGCAGCAGTCTGACATAGGCACCAAATTCAGTGTCTGTCAGTTCCTGGGTGTCTGTGATCAGGTCACCCACCTTCAGTGGCATGAATGGATATTTCAACTGTCTTCCTTCCTGTTCCCAGGCTGACCCTGGGTGCTGCCAATTTACAATTCAAGCAGCCTTTTTGCAAGTTCAGTGTTAAATGGTTTGCTGTTTAACTGTTCCACCATGTGCAGCCCCATCATTGCACTTGCTTCAGCAATATCCCTGAATCCTGCTGTTTTGGGTTTCTGGGTTTCTGCAATCATCATTCCCATCATTGCAAGTCCAGCAAAGTGTTTGACTTCCCTTTTCATGTCTGCAAGCTTTTTGTCAGTTGACACAATTCATCCTTCCATTTTTCCAGGCACCATATCTAATGCCCATTCTGTCACAGTATGACTGACCCTTGATTGCTGCATCCATGCTAACAGTATCAAAACCCAGGGCACCACACTTGACACACCTAAACTGCTTGATCCTTGTCATGGTTGAAGTGGCTGTCCTTTGGCTGAAGTGGTACTTGGTGAAGTCTTCAGCCCTTTCCCATTCATGTGGGCAGTCTGGTATGCTGTCAGTCATTTGGGGTCCAGTCTGGGAATTCCTGCTTGAATAACCCCCGCAAATCATCAATGATTCCAACCCTTTCCCTAAGGTGCTTCATGGCAATTGCCTGCAAATCTGTAGTTGAAAAGGTTGCTTGCAAATAGCCTGCAAGGGTTGAAAGTGCCTTCTGTTCCTTCCAGAACTTTTCAATGCCGATCAATTCCCTGTGAAAATCATCAACAGTTGGACCAGCAGGAACACCCCGTTGCTGCTGTTCTTCCCTTCCCACTTTCCTAAAATTCAGTTCCTGGGTCACAAACACCCTGACATGATCATCCTTGGTGTTCTTCTGCACCCATTCAAGGTATTCATCAGGGACATCTGACCATGAAGAATCCTTGTGTTTCCCAAACCCCACAAGGTCAGTCCTTCTGATGGTGGTGGGTTTGGTGCCTGATCCTGCACCATTGCTGCCCCCTCTGGGCTGCTGCTTGTCTGCACCCCTGTTGTCCTGGTGGTCTGCATCCTTGATGTCATCCAGGCAGAACAGTCCATTCAGGGCATACTTCCTGGCATAGCTGGAAGTTGCACCTGTGATCTGGGCTTCATCCATGCCCTTCTTGTGTTCAGGTTCCCTGGCATATGCATTGACAGTGATGGATTCAGCACCCCTGGTCAGGCTGGCTGACACCTTGACATAGTGCCTGCCCTCTATGCAGACCACTTCATCTGACAGCAGCAGAATGCACTTGTGTTCAGCAATGAAGGGTTTGCTGGCAGCAAGGATGTCTTCAGCAGACCTGAAGGCATACCCCCCAAATTCATTGAACTGCCCCTTTGGGGCTTTCATCCCTGACTGAATTGCAACCAGGGCTTCCTGCAAATTGGTTGTTGACATGATCTTCCTTTCAGTGTAGACTTGTCTTTGATCAACTGATCTTCCTTTGCAGCCCCAGGGTGACCCCCTGGGGCTGCTGTATGTTAGCACCACACACTGGGAAATTCAAATAGATTCTGAATTGTGATGCTTCAATAAGTATTCACCCCACTGCACTGCCATTGCTTCTGCAATCCCTGGAAGTGTCTTTGACCTGATTGCCCCCCTGTCTTCTGATGGGGGCAGGTTGTACCATAGGGGCAGCTTGTTGCCCCCCTTTGTGATATGAAATTCACCATGCCCCACATGGGTCTTCTGGTGGAACAGGTCATCTTCTGCATAGTGCTTCAGCAGGGGCAACCCTTCAAGCCATAAACAGGTGCCCTTCTGTGCTTCATCACCGAACATCCACGGCTGAATAATCTGGTCTGGTTTCCTGTAGTGGGTGGACATGATGCCCTTGGGGTTCTCAATGGCAACATGGGGAATGTTTGTCTGTGTGAACTTCATGAAGAATTCAATTCCCTGCTGCTGCCTTCCATCTGCAATCTTTTCTGCAAAATGCTTTGCACCACTTGAAGCAAGGTGTGTGCAGGGGGGGTGGGCAATCATTGCTGTCCATTCACCACTGTTCATCACAGGGATGACATCACCCCTGATGTGCCATTCTGGGTGACCACCAGTGCAATCCTTCAGGTCACAACTGTAGGCTTCAAGACCATGCCTTCTGAATGCAATGGTCACTGCCTGTGATTCTTCACATGCAATCAAAATCTTCATTCATCACAGACCATGCTTGTCACACTGCCCACAATTGCAGGTGCATGGTTCTTCTATGTAGATCCAGTTCCCACGTTCATCAAGGGTGACTTCCCTGCCATTGGCAGTGTCAATGCAGACACCATTGACCACCTTTATGACACCACTGGTCTGCATGGGGTCACCTGTCAAGGGGTCCAGACCATTGGCAACCCTTTCGCGCATTTGTGCAAGGACATCCATGTCAACTGGTTCATAGTCACCCAGTGGGGTGATCATTGCCCTTCCACTTTCATCATATATGATGTCTTGTGGCTGCATCCTACCCTGCTTGACTGCATATGTCTTCATGTTGACCTTCCTTGTGTGGTGTTGGCCTTCCTTCTGGCCTTCACTGGATAATACGGCAATGCACCCGCATATGCAAGTGCATTTTTGCAATCTATTTGAATAATTGTATTAGAACTGCTGAATGAATCTCAAAGGGAACCCTGACCACTGCCATGCCTTCTGGGTGGTGGTGAAGTCCTTCTGGTTCACCTTGCACCACAGATAGTCTGATTCATCACCACTGTCTTCATCCAGTGCCAGGGTGAATGGCAGGTAGTTCAGCCCCACCTTCCTGATGAAGTCTGAAAGCAGAACCCTGCTGTCATCAGGTGCCTGCATGTCTTGGGGGTAGATGTTGCTGTCATCCATGCCTGCCCAGGTCAGGTCAAAGAACTGCTTGCCCACCATCCTTCTGAAATAGGTGCCCCTTCTGTAGGGGGCATAAGTATCAACCCCATCATTGGCTGAAAGGTATTCAGCAAAGGTGAAGTCTTTGCCTGCAGGACTGGTCCTGGTTTTTACCCCATCCATCATGAAGCCTGCCTTGACATTCAGGTCAGGGGCAACAGGAAAGGAATAGTAGGCACCCAGTTGATATGATCCAATTTCAAGGTCAGTGGCTGACATTTCCCCATCAATGGGCACTGTTTCAATGCACCAGTATCTTTTATCATCAATTTCAGTGAAGACCAGGATGGTGTCACCATCACCTTCAGGCACGATCAAGTTATATCTATAGATGATGTCAGCAGCATCATGGGTGGTGTCAGCACCAAGGACAGCCCTGTCCACAGTCAGGGTGTCACCTGCAATGCCTGTGACTTTGACAACTTCTTCAATGTCAAGCCCATTCTTCAGATACAACAATTCACCCACAGTGAAAACAGTTCCATCAGTGACATCCCATTCAGTCTCACTGACTGCAATGTCTTCATCAAGCACCTGTCCACTTTCAGGGCTCACTGTACCATTCAGAACTGCTGTGACCCCACTGCCCAGACCCCCAACAGTGGTGCCATCACCAGGGTTGGTGAATGCCCCTGTGCTGTATGCAACCCTGAAACCTACCTGTGCAGTGTCTGCATTGTGCCCCATGATCTTCAGAAAGTTGATGGGGTTGCTGCTGGTGACCTGGAAATCCATCTGGTGCATGATGTGTGCAGTGGTCCCTGCACTGGTGTTGAAGCTGCAGGGGCTTGTGGGGTTCAGATCAATCAGCTTGTATTTGTCATGTCCTGTGTTGTAGTCCCAGGCACCTGTGTTCTTGTCATCAAATTCCCCCCTGGAAAGACCCCTGCTGAATAGCCAGTTCATTGAATCAGGATAGACCCTGATTGAATCCCCATGCAATCTGTTGTAACTCATGGCACTGCCTTTCTATGGGGGTGCAGTGAATTTGTAGACTTCCCTGCAAACAATTTTGAATCTTGTTGGGGTGACTTCTGTGTTCACAATCATGAATTCCCTGTCTGCATAGTCACTGAAACCAAAAGGATCAAGCGGCAAATTGATGAATTCAACCCTGTCACCCCTTTGAAGCCCCCAGTGCTTGGGGTGATCCACATTGGCTGAAATTATCAACTTTGGTTCCCCATCAATCTGATCATAGTAGTCAAGGAAGTCATCAACATCATCACTGTCCGTCAAATGTTCAAGGTTGACTTCAATCACATTTTCTTCAGTGGAAAAATTCCAGTCACTTCTGTTGCTGTTGGTTTTGGTGTTTTGGCCTGAATAATCACCTGTCACTGCCTGCCTGTTGTAGTTTGCCACTCGTTTTGAAACCATTGATTTGATTGGTGTGTGGCTGAACTTCACATCAGACAAATCATTGCCATTCAATGTGGCATTCACACTGGATGACTGTTTCTGATAGACAATTCTTGCTTCAAGCCCAGTGCTGGATTCATCAAACAACCAAATGAAACAACCTTCAAACTGTATTCTTTCAAGGCACAGACGCAAATCATCCTTTTCAATGCCAGCAACCCTGACAAGCCAGTTCCTGTCTGTGTCAATTGTACTGCCTGACCAGTCTGTTCCATTCACTTCAACATAGTCAATGCCTGTGGCATCCCATCCAGACCATCCCTTCAGCATGTCCCTGAAGACCCTGTGTGGGTAGATTGCATCAACTGCAGACCCACCAGTCCACCTGCAATGTTCTAATCCCTTGCCCCCGAAATAAGCCTGCAATCTTTTCCTGGGTGTGTATGTCACCCGTTTGAAAACACCATAGACCCACGCCTTACTAACTTCTGTGCCAGCAGGGGCACCAGTTGGACTGATGAAATTGAACTGAATGTCTTCAGCAACTGCAGCCTGGGTTGACCCCGTTGAAGTGGTGTCTGCCTGGAAAACTGTTGCACTGCCAAGATTCCCTGAATTATAGACAACCAGTGGCTGAACTGCTGTTAGTACAGCACCCCCACCAAATGCAGATGGGTCTATAAGACACAGGACAGCAACCCTGACATCACTGATGTCTGCATCAGCTACAGGTGAATTTGCCCACTCACTGAATTCAACCTTGAAAGAATAGCTATTTGGTGTCCCCGTTGTGGAATCATTCACAGTGATATATGCAGCCTGTGCCAAGTTCTTGTTGGCAGCATATTCCCTGTCATCAATAGTATAGCTTCCAACAGCACTGACTTCTGATGTGGCACCATTTGATGTCAGATAGTCATAGAATTCAACATCAGGGGCATGTGATATGATGCACCCTGCTGATGTGTTTTGTTCAACAGTGAATGAACTGTTTTTGACCATCCTTCCACTGTCTTCATCATACCCCCACACGGTTCCTGCTGTTATGTCTTCAACAGCATGATCAGCAACAAGCCATCTGTCATTGCCACTATCATCTACCCCCAAATAAATGCAAGGACTGAAAGTGTCATTCCTTGTCAATTCAGTAAGGGCTGCATTTGATTCATTCCCATATTCCCTGGTGAAATCACCATATAATTCTGGCTTTGATTTTCCCAAGGAATCAGGCGGCAGGACTTCCCCATCAACAGCATCTGAAGCTGCAACCAGATCACTGAAACATTTCACCCGGTCCCATGGTGCCCTGGCTTCAATGGTCAGGGTCACAGTCTGCAGGTCATGGGCAATGTCTACCAGCCGGCCAGTATATCTGATCAGTGCATCACCCCTGACAGAACACCCAACAAGCCAGTGCCTGATGCTGACATTCTGATTGATGAACTTCTTGCTGCCCCCAAACAGTTCTTCAGACAGCAACCCTGACTGGTTTGGGTATTTATTTGCAAGCTTGATCTTCACATCTGCAATGGATGCAGATGACCTGGACAGGTCCAGACTTTCACTGATGGTGCCCCAGTCCAGAACCCCTGAACTGTAATGATATGTGTCAAGCTTTCTGTCCTGGCTGCTGAAGTATAGGGTTCCAGGGGTTGTGTCATCATATGACAATTCAAGAAGGAAGTCAGCAACCACATGCTTGATGCTGGCTGCAGCTTCAAATTTTGCAGGCAGGGTGATCATAGACCCAACCTGATTGCATCCCTGATCTGGGGCAGCACTTCATTCCTGATATACTCCCTGTCACTCACAGGAGCGTTGAAGTTCAGGATCACAGTGGGGGTTGCAATTGATTCTTCAGCAGGGGTCACTGTGACCTTTTCACCACCCCTTCTGTCACCCACAATGATGGGGGTGGGGCTGTCAAAGACTTCATCCAGCCCAGTGGCAGCAGACCTTGCCTGATTGATTGCAGTCTGAATGGTGCTGATCTGGATTGCACCAGTGGCAGCAACTGCTGCAGCATTGATGAAGTTCAGGGGGGGTGGGGCTGCAGCAAGTGCCTTGGACACACCTTGGGCAGTGTTGGCAACAGCAGCAAGCTGTGCAATTCTCATGGCAAGGATTTGCCTGTCTTTGTCTTCACCTGCAGTGTGTGCAATGATGTCAGCAGCAGCCTGGGCTGCAGTTCCTATGCCTTCAAAGACAGTCCTGGTGTTTTCTTCAAACCTTTGGAAGTCTGTGGTCAAATCAGAAACAGGGGCTTGCAGGTCTTCACCAATTGACTTCCCTGCAAGCTTTGCCTTCTTGATCATATAAGGAACAACCTTTTCCCCATACTGCCTGACTGCTGCACTGTAGCCTTCCCAGGCATCAGCCAGTTGATCTACCCTTTCCAGTTCTTCTTCCTGCTGCTTCTTTTCTTCCTTTTTGGTTTCAATCAAGGACTGTATCAGACTGTTTTGGGTAAGCTTCAGGAAGTTCAGGTTTTCTTCCTTGCTGACAACATCATCATAGGTCAGCCCTAGGGCTTCAAATGCTTCACGCAGTTCAGACTTGGATAGGTCATCATAGCTGGCAACCAGCCTGTCTATTCCCCCCACCTGCATGGCAAGTGCCTGGGAAGCAGTCTGTGCCTGATCAATTCCCAGGGCAACCCCTTCCCACCATTCTGATCCAGGGGCACCCTGCAGGATATTCGACCATGCCAGGAACACAGTGTTCAGGGCCGGTGCCAGCTTGGAACCTGCCACTTCAGCAAGGTCACCCATTGTCATTCTCATTTGATCAATGCCAGCAGTGGCTTCAGCAGCCACTTCAGCCTGCCCCCCAAACAGTTCATTGATCAGGTCAACTGCACCACCTGCCTTCATTTCTTCAGCAGTCAAATTCTTCAACTGGGGGATCATTTCACCCAGTTCACCCTGCATCCCACTGAAGGTCTTGCTGACATTTTTGGTGGCACTGGCAAGGTCCATCCCTGTGGCAGCAGCAAGGTCAAGAATGACAGGCATCATCTGCTTGATCTGATCTTCACTGAATTCCAAGTTGGCAAGAAATGCCTGCTGCGCAATGATGTCTTCATCAGCAAATTTTGTACGCCTTTGCAGGGCACTTGCCTGCTTGGTCAGGGCAGTGGTGGACTTGCCAAGGGCAGCTTCAAGCTGTGCTTCAGCAGCAGCCTGTTGACCATGTGCCTGGACCAGCTTGATTGCACCAGCCAGCATGACACCTGATGCAGCAGTATATTTGGCAGCACTGGCAGTCAGGCTGCCAATCTTCTTGTCCAGCCCCCCCACAGACTTGGACACCTGTTCAGCACCAATCTGCTTCATGAGGATTTCAATGATGTTTGCCACTGGTCACCTTCTTTTTTGCATCCCTGTAGGCTTCAGCCTGCATGAATGCCCTGTCAATTATGATCACTGCCCTTTTCCACCATCCGGGGTGTTCAGTGAAGTCACCTGGGAAGGGGGGCACATGGAACCTTTCACAATACTTCAGCCTGTGAATGACATCTTGGACCCCCTTGTCAATGAAGGTCAGGGGGTGTGCAAGCATCAGGCTGAATTCAAAGTGATTGTCTGCCCATGAATTGAAAGTCCTGTGCTGGTCAATGGCATCATTGATCTGGATGACCTTGCCAGTGTCAGGATCATGAAACTTGAAAGGTGGTTTGCGCCAACTTTCAGGATTCTTGGGCAACCCCAGGACTGACACCCATGCTGTGAATGTCAGTCTGTGGTAGGGTTTCCACTGACTTCAATGACCCTTCCACCTATCGCCATGATCTGCTTGTCTGAATATTGTCTGAAGACCTTCAGGTCATCTTCTTCCAGACCCTTGATGAACTTGCCTGTCAAGCCTAGGCTGGCAGCTTCAGCACAGACCCTGACATTGGCAACCCCCTGTTCAATCATTTCTTGAATGATGATCCTGTTGGGGAAGTCAAGGACTTGCAGGTCTATGGTGGGCAGGACTTCCTTTTCCCATTTGTCAAGTGAAGCCTTTGCTTCCTTTTGCTTGGCTTCAATTTCATCCCTTTTCATTGTGTTTCCCTTTCAAAGTTGGATGGGTGCCCCATCAACCCAGGTGGGAAGTGGGGCACCATTGGCAGACAATCAGGGAATCCACTGAAACAAATCACCACTGGAAGGGGCAGTGATCAACAGTGGCACATCTTGGAAGGCACCCTGATCAGTTTCACTGGGGGCAACATCAGCATTAATCTTGCCTTGCGCCTTGAATCCCATTGTGGCTGATGCCCATGTTGCATGGTTGCTGATTTCCACAGCAATGGTGTCACCTGCCCTGTGGGATTCCCAGAAGTTTGCGGTGTTGGGGTCATGCTTCACCCCAATCACACTGTTGACCTGGACCCCACCAATGCCCCTGGTGACAAGTTCAGGGTCACCATCAGACCCCTGAAAACCAGCATAGCTTACAGGGTTTGTGATGGTCAGTTCAAACTTGTTCATGATGACATCAACACCACCCACAGACTTCTTGGTCTGCATGTCGTATAAATAGCGATATGTGGAACCATAGGCACTGGGGCTGGTGGGGGCGGTTGTTGCATCTGCTTCCCTGTATTCAGTCACAAATGTCAGGTTTGCCTGCATCCTGCCACCATCAGTGTCTGCACTGGCACTGAAGCTGATTGCTTCCAGGCAGGCACCCACCCAATATCTGGATTCATCAGTCACAGGGCTGATCAGGCAGCAGGTCAATGTCCCACAGTTGGCACTGCCTGGATTGTCACCATGTGCTTGGGCAGTTGGTGCATAGTTATATTCGATGTCATAACTGCCAGGGCTGCTGCCCACAGTGTTCCAGGTCAATTCTTGCATCAAAACAGCAGCAATGGTGGTATCCCAAATAATTGGCACTGTGATGACTGTCCTTTGCCCACCCTTGTCAGTGGTGTGGACATCAGCAGTCTTCAGGGTCCGTCCCTGTCCACCCCTGGGGGTGGTGTCCTGCACCACCTGCTTGGCAACTGTCACATCACCTGCAAGCTGGACCAGTTGCATGGTTGAATTCAGTTTTGATCCTATGGTTGTCTCAGGTTTGTAGGCAAACCTGAATTCCTGCATTGAATAGGTGTTAACGTCCACACTCATGGTCATGGTCCTTTCTTATTCATGCACTTTGGCATGTGAGCATTCAAAGGTGATTCTGAACACCCAGTCTTCTTCATCACCAGGTTCCAGATCAACCCCAGTCACCACCCCCTGGAAATACTGCAGCAGCCCCCCTGCTGATCTTTTCACAGGGTTCTTTTCAAGTAAGTCCTGCAGGACATCCAAAAGGTGAAGCAGGTCATCAGTCAACTGCTTGCCCCTGCTGTCATGGACATCAATGGTCAGGGTCACCCTTTTGGTGTGTGATCCTGCAGCCTGGGCTGCAGTGTTGGAATCAGCCACCTTCAGGTGAATGTACTGGTCAGCACCCCTAGCTTCATCCTTGCTGTCCACCACATCATACTTCTTCACACTTTGCAGCACCTGCTTCACCCCTGGCAGAATCCTTGATCTGATTGGATCATATGTCATGGTCAGAACCTTCTGATTCTGGTGGTGCCCAGGGTGCCTGTGTCCACCCCCACCTGCTGCACAGTCAGAACAAAGGTGTCACCATCATTGAACTTGCCTTCAGTGAACCTGCCCTTGACCCCACCACCCAGGGACTGCATCAGCCCAGTGATCAGGGTTGTGCTGTGAATGGTGTTGTTCTGGCTGTCCTTCACTGAATATGACAGGGTACTATTCAGGGTGCCTGCAGCCAGGGTGCCTGTGCCAGTAATGGTGATGATGAATACTTCATAGTCAAGGACAGGATCACCCTGCACATCTGCAATGAATCCTGTGGTGTCTGCACCAACAGTGCCTTCATCCACCCATGCCTTGTCTGATCTGGTCTGCTCAAAAGATAGCTTGATGTCACCATCATTGATCTTGTCAACAATGCCCTTTTCCTGAAAACCACCAATGGCACCACCAATCACAGTTCCAATCTGTTTCCGCAATAGTTCCACATCATCACTGTCAGGTGCAGTGGACCTGACAAGATGCCAGCAGGCAAGCAGGGCACATGACATCACAATCCAGTAGTCATACTGGACA